AAATGTTGATATGAATTAATCAGTTGTGCATCAATTAATTGGGGAGACAACGTAGGGAAATGGTGTAATGCCGCTTTCTTATCTAATGTATATAGATTATTGACTTTAGATAGTTTAGCGAGTATATCGGTGATTGTTAATGATAGTGATTCGGAGTGATTCACACATAGAATATATCCTTTATGTCCTTTAATCCACCGAACATAAATTAAACTAATGTTTTGTAAAGTAGGGTGATAGTTTTCATTCGTTGGGATAATATGAATGAATGTATCTTCACCAATATGTAACTGATCTAATTGATCTTGTTTTTCAATAATGTAAAACATAGTATAACCTTTTTAATGAATGTAGTTAAGAAACTACAAATTAACAAACGTTTTTAGTCCTGGTATTATTTTATCCCCTTCTTCAATTTGTTGTTGTAAGTCAGGAATTGAAAAGTTAATTGCGGTTATTTTATATAATGGATCTCGTTGCAATGATATTATAGTATTTTTATTTGATTCCTCGTCTTTTATTTCTTTAATAATATTATTAGGATCATTAGTTTTTTTTGCAAAATAGTATATTCCAGATCTAAGTTGGGCTTCATTAGATTGTTTTGGTTTAGAAGGAATATATTTTTCATGTAAATTTTTAGCATTATCTACATTTTGTTTAACTAGATTATAAGCTGCAGTTCCTAATCCTACAGAAGCAATAATACTAGCAAAAGGGTTAAATTTTGTACTTACTTCATCTAATGGAACTGGTTGTGGGTAAGATTTATCGTTTTCACCAGCATAAGCAACACCACTTATTATATGGTACTTTCCTGAAAATGGTAACCCACTATCAGCATATACAAATTCTCCATCTTTAGAGGGGATATTTACTGTTATTAATGATCTTGGTTTTCTTGACATTTTATCTATTAAATACTTCAGCTTCTTTATTTCTTCTTTTTATTAATCCTTCTAATACTTGACTACCGGAAGTGATAGGGCCTTTACGAATATAATTTGATGCGGCATAATAATCCCCACTTTTTAAAGATATAACAATATTATCTCGTAACGATCCTACATTATACGCGTAACTCACTAATGCTGCTTTTTGTGTATCTTTTAATTTATTCCATATTAATTGTCCAATCTGTTTAATAACTATTGGGGCGTATATACTTTTAATACTATATTCTAAAGTATCAATAGCTTGTTTTTTAGTAAATGTTGTATCTTTTGTTACATCTAAAACAGAACCATTAATAACTATTTTATCACTTCCATACCCCCCACGATATTTAGTTTGATCTATTTTAGCCTTATCTAAAAATCCTTCCATTGAAGCTATTAGAGTTGATGCTATTTTTACCCAATCTCCCGTTAAATTTAGGGTTTTTAACTCATTTAATGCACTATCTACAGTAGATTTAGAATATACTGTTTTTTCATTTGTTAATGGATCATAATCTACTATTAATTTTATATCATAATCTCCTACTACATCATCTGCTTCTTCTATAGGAATAACAAATGGATACCCTTCTAATGTTGTATCCCATACATTGTTATTTATGGAATGAGCTACATTTACAACAATATAACCTACATCAACCCCACTAATTGTTCCTTTATAAGATTGTGGTAAAAATGTTTTATCAACATTAAACAAGTTTCCAATTATAAATCCGGCTAACCCATCTAATGTTAATGATATTTTAGTAGGTAAAAAGGATTTATTTTTGTTTCCGGTAGATTTAACTGAAGTGAAAAAGTTAATGATTTCTTTTAATGCATCTTTATTAGCTATAGCATCTTTAGCTTCAAATCTTCCAGGAGTATTAGTATTTACATCTCCCCTAAATGTATTAAAGAATTTTGCTAGTACTGATAATGCTGATGTAAAATTAACTATTTGAACTCCCTTATTAACAATTGCGCCTCCTAATGAATATATTGGTGAATCTTTTTTGGGAATAACTCTATCCGTTATGCCAGTATTATATGATACTAATGTACTATTATCTAATCCATATGATCCAGCATCTGCTTGGGCTGAAATAGCAATCATAGATGCTTGATTAGCAAATATTTGTGATTCTAATTTTAAGTCCTTTATAATTGATTTATTACTTCCTATCTCAAAAGTAAATGGTGTATCGACTTTATTTAAATTAACATAATTTAAATCTATAATACGACCAATTCCATCTCTATCATCAATATGAATTTCAAAGTTATTAACATTACCTAATGATATCTGTACTTCTTGTAGTACTGCTTTTAAATAATTAAGTAGTAATAAACTATTTTTACCTGATGGATCTTGTTGGCGTAATGATGGGTCTTTAGCCATTTTATATAAAAACTTAGTGTTTAAATATATATTACCTATAGTTCCAAATGTATGATCACCACTTTTACTTTTTTCTCTAAAGTCTTTTTTTAATCTTTTAAAAACTTTTTCCATCCACCACCTTCCAGATAAACTAGCGGATGTAGTAATTTGGTTTGTTGCTTCTTTTGTTTTTATAAGATCTTCAGTTAATTTTGTATTTTGATTTACATAATCATCTATTGGTTGTAAATTAGCTACATTATATTCATATACTGCTTTAGCATAAGGACCCCATTTACTCCCTTTTATAAAAACTAAATCATTAACTGTACCCGGTGAATTACTATCAAAAACATTTTTAAAATACTGAACAAATTCTTTACCTTTTGCTTTTAGAATACTTTCTGAAAGGTCAGATGGTTTATCAGGTAATGGATAATTTGCAAAAGTATAAGTATTAGCTGCTCTTTTTATTGTTTCAAAACCTCCTCTTACCCAAATATAATGCTCATTAAACAATTTAGCAAATTCCTCAGGTTTAATTTTTAATGATGCTCCTTTATTTCCTATTAATTCTAAAATATTTTGAGTTTTAAACATATTAAAATTATTGTCATTAATTAATTTTCTTAAAACCTCTACAACTAAATTTTTTATAGGATTATTTACAATAAACCCAGTTATTTTACCTACTTCTTGTGGTGTAGGTTCTACCCAATTAGTATCAATACTAATATTAGATAATATAGTTAACCAAGTATCATTATTTATTAAGCAAACATCAGGATCAACAGATGTCATTAATGTATTATATAAACAATATAATGGTTCGTTTCCTTTTCCTAAATAACCCCTATCTTTAACAGATAATGATGTTAGAGGAGAATTTGAATTATCTGGGTTAACAGCAATTATGTATGTATTAAGCAATTCTACAAAACTTTCTAAAGTAATATAAACATCAGAAGATAAAATATCACTTTTTATAATTTTATAATCTGGATCTTCATTATTTGATACATAATCAATTATAGCGTAATCTATACTTCTTGATACTATATTATTTATACTTTTGTAAAATTTTAATGAATCTACAGTATTAGGTGAACCATATAATGGTTTAGTTGTTACATTAGGAATTGCAATATTTCCTGCACCTGCATTTATAATAGGAGCTGCAGCAGCTACACCAGATGCTATACTACATAATCTAAAAGTTTCATATATTAATCCTGATAATATATTCTGTGAATATTCTTCATTTATTCTATTATAACTTATTAATCGCTCGTATTTAATATTTCCCCCATTATATAAATTTATCGGATCATGAAGTAGTCCTGTAAATTTGGGGAGATTTGATTTAGTTGCAACAACGTTTGGATTGACACTAGTATTAACTGTAGATCCTGAAGATGTAGTGGATAAGGAATTTACTAATGATGTAAAATCTACTAATCCAACACTATAATTTACTTTTAATGATTCTAATATTTCACCAGTAGATATAATTTCGGTTTTACAATCATACCCACCATCTCCACGAGCATTCCATGCATAATTAGTAATATATCCAAATAATGAATCGTAGTGGCCTTTAGAGTCTGTAGATCGTTTATGTAAATCATTTAAATAAGAATGTAGATCAACATTTTGCTGAGTAAAAAAGTCATCTTTATATCTTATTGGATTTAATTTACCATCTTCAAAATATGTATTTCTTCCAAATTCTAATAACACAGTATATCCTGGTCGCATATACAATGTTTCTAAAATTTCTAATTGCTTTATATCCCAACATTGAAAATTAACTGTTGCTTGGCGTAAAGAACCATATGCCCCCTTATTCTGTATCTCTACAGAAGTAATACCAGGCATTGGTTTAATACCTAATATATTATTTTCTCCTTTTGTATTTTTTAAAGAATAAGCATTGCTACTTTCTACACCAACACCAAATCGTTGGTTTCCATTAAATAGAGTTCCTCCAGCCAACACATTTTGTGACGCTAAATCAGGCGAACCATTAACATTAACTGATGATGCGAATTTTACCCAAGATGTATTCGAATTTATAAATGTTAATTCTTGTAAAGTCCTATTTTCTTTTCCCGCAATCGTTTGTCGAATACTCAATGAAGATGATATTTCACTTGAAAACGGTTCTTTAAAAATAGACATAACTATAAGTTGTTTACTTGATCAAATAAATTTAATACATTGTTAATATTAGTAGGAACTCTTAATTGGGTTCCAGGGATTGGAAACATAGAACCATTAGTTATATTATTATTTGCTACAGAAATAACCCACCATAATTCAGCATCGTTATAATAGCTATATGCTATTGAATCTAAGCGATCACCGATTGTTACTATAATATATTCATCAGTGTCTGAGTATGGAATATCAGGGTAAATTTTACCTTTATAGTAACGTTTACCTGATGATGTTTTGTACATTATGTTTTTATCGTATCTCATCTAGGTAATGGTTGAATTTTATTTTCTAATTGGGTTTGTAAGTTTGATGGGGCAAATGGTGTTTTAGTTGGTAGTGTTGTAGGGGTTTGTTGTTGGGATTTTGGAATTTCATTATTAGATAATATATTATCATTTGCATCTGAAGGTGTTATTTTAAAATTATAACCTACAGGAGAGTTATTTTTTTGTCGAGCAATTTTAGTAAATTTATTAGGAATATCTTTATTAAAACTATCTTTAGTAGCTCCAGTATTAGTTAATGCTTTATCACTTGATATAAAATAATTAGCTCCATTTGGTATTGTTTTACTAAAGAATCCACCTTCTCTTCTATAAGTTGGAAGATCGTTATGAATAACAGTAAAATTAATTGAGACATTTATATTATGTGCTAATTGTTCATCTATATCCCAACTTGAATCATTAGGTATATCATATGATATATCAGTGATAATACCAGTTTCACCTTTCAAGTAATTTCCTAAGTATAGTCTAGTTAATATACCACCTAATTTATTATTATTATACTGTCCTGCTAATGATGATTCTAAAGCACCTAATGCACGATGACGCTCACGCAATTCAATAATATTAAAACAAGGTATTTGTAAGTTAAATGATACAGTACGTTTAAATTTAGAATACACATATAAACTTTCAGAACGACCAATATATGACACATCATTCCAAGTAGCATTTGAATTAACTTTAAATCCGTTTATATATGCGGGGAATATTATTCTGTGTAAATTTTGTGCGGTGAATGGATTAATTAATTGAAAAACAACAGACATATTTTCTCCATCGTTTCTATCATACATTCCATCTAAACGATTTGAGTCATTAGTAATATAGTTAAATAATTCATTATTTTTATCTAATCCAAAATTTTGAGGATTTAATGGTAAATTTGAATTTTGAGGTAATGATTTTGTTTTGTATGAATAATTAGTATTATCCTTACCTACAGACACATTAGCTCCATCATAAGATATAGTGGGTTTTCTGATTTGTTCTTGCAATCGTTGAAATTGGGATTTAATTGGTGATTTAGGAGGTTCATTAATCACACCTTTATCTATAAATGGGGATGAATTAAATTCACTAGACGCCCCATATAAACTATTACTAGTATAAGCGACTCTCCCATTTCTAGCTCCAATATCTGAAAACTCTTTTACTGCTCTAAATTTATCTAAATCATTAGTATAATCAAATCGTCTAATATTTGTAGTACCAATACCAAATTTTGATCCAGGCCCTCCAATATACTGATCAATTGTGGGGGATAAGAATGGAGATACTAATCTAGATATACCACTTATTTTAGTATTTACTGAATTTAAAAATGGGGATCCACCAAATATATTTGAAATACCTGCTAATGTGTTAGTGAATGTAGAGATACCACCTAATATACTTTTTACTTTAGATTTTAATATATTAACACTAGATTGAGTTATACTAACACCAGGTGTTAATTTATAATATTTGGTTTCTAATTTATTTTGTAGCCCTACTAATCTGTTGTTTTTAGTGGTGTTGTTAGATGTAGCTATATTAATATACTTATAGCTATCTTCCATAAATGGAGTTAATCCAAAACGATCGAAATGATCGCCTATATTACCACCTTCCTGAGCTAATAATGTTTCTTTATTGTAGAATGTTGATGGAGTTAAGCGTGTAGATGTATTAATACCAACACCAAATATATTTGTTTTTGGTAATTCTAAACGAGTATTAGATAATTGTAGACCTGATTGTTTGTTAATAAAATTAATGCCACGTGGGGTAGATTTAATAAGTCTAGATATTCTATCTCTATTTTCTGCTGCTGTATCGGCTATAGTTTTTTCCATACCTACTAGATTGTTATCTTTAATAGGTTTTTGGATGATAGGTTCTGGGCTTGTTCCACCTCCAGGCTTATCACTACCAAACTTTAATGACTTAAATTTGGTGTCCTTTAATTTGTCAAATAATGACATAATTATTTAGGTAATTTATCAGTGTATTTTTGTCCTTTAGCGCTTCTGAATTTATTTTTATTCATAGCATCTGTTTCATCTAAGATAGATGAATTTCTTGTAATTTTTGGATCACCAATTGTAGATGATAATTTATGTAATGTTGAAGTTTTAGATTCAGCATTAAAATTAGGTTTAGTTCCACCAAATCCTAATTTTTTACTTATGTTTTGTAATAATCCCATTGTGTTATTTTGATATAAATATTAAAATTAAATAGATCTTCTTATATTTTGTTGTTGTTTTATAGTAATCGGAGTAGCAAATTCAGATGGACGAGCAATTACTGGTCGTTCTGATAATTGATCAATACGATCACCTAATTTAGTAATAGCATCTACTACAGCACCACCACCACCTAATGATAGAGCACCTGCGGGGCCCGAATATACGTCATTACCTCTGAATAAATTGGTACCGGCAATTACTGTATCGTTATTGTTTAATGCATATGATCCTTGTGGGGTTGATAATGTACGATTACCATAACCAGACATTAAATCATCTGCACCAAACATAGCTTTAAACCCACTAGTATCACCAGCTAATAAAGATAGTGTAGAAGCAAGTCCATCTAATAACATTCCAATAGGACCATCTACAATTCGTACAAGTATATCTTGTAATTTACCAACAGCATTATTAAATTTATCTTGAGCGGTTAATGCTTCTAATCGTCTTGCTACATCTTCACCAGCTAATGCGGCTACCTCTTTAGTAGATTTGTTTAAATATTGTTGTTTTAATAATTGGTCAGATAATTCATCAGCAGATAATCCTAAAGCAGCAGCAAAATCTTTCTGTGCCAAAACATTCATTTGACTGAACTTATTAAAGTTCATATTTTGATTAGCCAATTCTTTAGCTACTCCTGCTTGATCACCTGATAATGCTAATGCACGAGCACGTTCTAAATTTAATTGCTGTCCTGTAATCAATTCAGCTTTTAATTCGTTTTCAATTGATGATTGGAAATCAAGTAATGATTCGGATTGTTTTTTAGTTTGTTCTAAAGTAGTGCCTAATAATTTAGCTTGAGTAACAGCAGCAGCTATTGCTGTTGGATTACCTTTAAAATTAGCAAGTAATTGACCTGATACTTTACCTACTTCGTCAAGTATTTGTTTATTATCTAATTGTATTCCTGCTTGGGATTGTAATGCTTGTGCAGTACCTAATGCTTCAGTTGTTACTGTTCTAGCATTTTTACCCATTGCAACCGTTAATTTAGCTAATCCACCAGCAGATTCTTCTGATATGCCAATTTTACCAGTTAATGAGGTAAATTCTTTAGTTAAATCAGCTGAAAATGTTTGTGCTATTCCTAATTGTTGGCCTAATTTAGCAGTAGATTCTAATAACTTATCTGTAGTAATAAAAGCATCACCACTAGCATTAGCTATAGCAGACATCTCGTAACGAGTGCCTAATGCTTCCATTTTAGTTTGGTTTAGCGATTTAGCTAATTTAGTGACTTGTTCGTCTGCTGCAAATCCAGCGTCAATCAAAGCAGCTAATGCAACTTTTATTAATTGTGATATGCTAACAGCATTTGATAACCCAGCACCTAACATTTCCATAGTACCAGCACCATCAGTAGCAGCTTGCTGCATTGCTTCTATAGCCTTATTAGTCTTTAATAGACCACCTAATATGGGAACTTTACTTATACTTTCAAATATAGCAGGTAATGTGCCTAATTTTCCTTCAATTTTAGTAGATGCACCTAACTGATCTTGTAAAGTAATTAATTGTTGATTAAAATAATCATTTGTTTCCCCTACTAGTTTCTTTTGTTGATTTTTAGTTAAAAATGTAGCCCGATTAATTGAAGCTTCAACCGCTGATTGTTTTTTAGTGGTTTCATATATTTGTTTAGCTATATCGCGAGATGCTAATTGACCCTTTTGTAGTTTATAATCGTTATCTAAAAGTTGTTGGGAATTTCTAGCTAATGAATTTAACGTACCTATTAAATCTTTCTTTACAGCTTTATTAAAGGTATCATTAGCAGTAGTAGCACGTCTAAATACATCTTCAATCTGAGCACCAAGGCTCATAAATGCATCTTTTAAAATATCTGCTGTTTCTTTTACTTCTTTATTTAAATCTCCTGGAGTATTAGCCATACTATAATTTAATTATATAATATAAATATCAAAAGCATCACTTTTGTGGTGATGCCTTGAATGAATAATCGGGTTTAATTGCAGGTCGTGCTATATCTGCTTTAGTTGTATTAGTAGCTTTATTTCTTTGTTTTTCTACTTCTTCGTTTTGTTTATCTATATAATCTTGAATTTTTCTAAATGTGAATTTACGTAACCATATTGGCATATCATAAACATCACTCCAAGAATAACCACCATTACCATGATAAACAATTTCGTGGATTTGAGAGAATACTCCTAATCTATGCTCCGGTGTTAGGCCAAAAAAAGTTAATCCCAATTGGGATATCAACACCCTCCTGTGTGTACCCATCCTTATCAACCGTAATAACTGTGTTTATATCTGGTGTTATTTTTGAGTAATACTCGCGTAATGAGCGTGAATCTTGAGCGGTCAGAGCAGTGTCAACGAACTCACGGATATCTTTAGTTTCGCGCATTCCCTCCACAGATGTTATTATATGCTTTAGGCGAGTTGTTACATCGAATGATTCGTTTGGATATAGTTTCTTTAGTCCCTTTAATTCCTGATCGATTTTTCTTTCATCACCATGTGTTAGTATTTTAAATGTTACTAAGTTTTTTGATTGTGGTAGAGTAAATGAAAATTCGTTTATACCTGGAGTGATTAAAGATTCATCAATATTTTTTTCAGTTAATGTTGTTAAATCAACTGTATAATCGTCTAATTGTTTTGTTGATGAATTATAGAATTGAATTTGATATTCTTTACCATATCCTAAAATACGAGCAGCAAACAACAATGCGTTTTTATCTCCAACTAGTAATGTATTAAAATCGATTGGTGATACGATTAATGCTTGTAGTAATTTATCAATTACAGTTCCATTTTGGATATAATTTGAATTTGTTAATATATCTTCATGCTTTGCAGACATATATGACATTTCAATTTCACCAGATGATAATGGATTATCTTTTGGATATAATAAACCTTTTGAAGGTAAGGTGATTGTTTCGGTTGGTAATTTGAATTTGGATTCCATATAACAGTTTTATTGTGCGTATATAAATATATAAAACAAAAACTTTATTGTATTCTTTTAAAAGATATTATATTCCAAGGTGTTAATTTCCAGTAATCACCATCAGGAATTTGATAATATGGGAACGGACCTTTTTCTGGGTTCCATCCTTTACTAATTTCGTTATCTTTTATGGGAAATCTCATTCCTATATAATCGGGTTTTGATCCTTCCCTTCTAGAATTTCTATCTTTTAAAAAATATCGGTCTGGAATAGTACCGGATATTTTTTCTGTGTCTATATATTCATATTTATCAGTTATATATTTTACTCGAGCATTGCCTTCTTTTGTTGTTATATCATATACCCATTCTTTAGGAACAAATTTTTCCTTTTTAGGAGTTATATATGGTGTACCACGACGTAGTAATAGATTTTTTTGTTTATATTTTGAAAGAGAATTTAAAGAAGCATTATCCGGTAAGAAAAAACTATAATTTTCAATTAATATTTTTATAAATTGTTTATCTTCTTTAGACATAATATCACTAAAGAAATCAAGAATACCATTAGATTTTAATGAATCATTTACTGTTTTAGCTAATGCTTCTATATTAGTTATATGATATACTACTTGAGATAAATGAATTTTATTTGCTTTAGGAAATGAATATGAATTTTCTAAATTATATTCAATGTATATTTTTTTATCACCACCTGGGTCTTGAGCAAATTCTCCTACAGGGATATTATCTATAACAACTACATTATATTCTTCATACAGTGATGTTTCCCCACCACCCATATCATATTCTAAATTTGGAATTTTAGATATATCTGAAAATGGAATTGGTTTAATTTCTTTATTTTCTACTAGATATGATTCAGGAGATGAGGGTCCTTGATTAGCATATTCTTTCAATAAATCTAATAATTTAATCATATATATAAATATTTAAAAACAAAAAACCCCTCGACAATATGACGAAGGGTTTTTAAATATTCACAATCTAATTTTAGTAATTCAATACGCAATAATCCATAGCGATTTCTAGATCAATTGATACGGCAGCTTCATTTGACCAATCATATGCTCCAAAGTTAGCAGTTTTTGCATATGCACCCTTAATAATCCATTCTGATACTACATCACCAACTGGTCCTAATACATTTAGAACTAAGTCTTTCTTGTAAAAATCTGAATAACCATCACGTCCAGTTACTGATTCGTGAGCTAAACGAGCCCATTCCATGATTGATTGTGCACCTGAAGGTGTTACTGGATCGTATAATGTCATAGACATATTATTCCATCTTACTTTACCTTTAACTTTACGGTAAGTGTTGATGTGGTCTAATATGATTTCGCCAGCATCAAATGATGGAGAAGCTACTGATTTTACTAAATATGATGGGATACCATCTATATACATTATGAAACGGTTTTGAACTTTTGGTTCAAAAGCGGTGAACATAATTTCTGAAGGATCTAATACTGCCATTTGTTATATATTGTTTATTATAAATATCAATTATTTAAATTTTCTATTATGCTGGGAAAGCAGCTCCAGTTGGCTGAAGTGTGAAATCCAAGATAATAAATTCAGCAGTTTTAGTAGGTTGAACATAAATCTGACCAACTAATTGGTTTCTGTCGATTACATCTGCTGAGTTGTTTGTATCGTCCATTATTACTTTATAAGCATATAATCCTTGTTTTGAAACGATTTGTTCCATATATGGATTAACTACTGATAAGAAACGATTACGAGTTACTGTTGTATTTTGTTCAAATACTAATTGGCGAGAAACCGAAGTAACGAAACGCTTCAAGTTAATCAACAAACGACGAACATTTACGCGATCTAATGATGTAGCGCGTTTTTGGAATGTTTTTTGTCCAAATGCTACAACACCTTCACCTGGGAATGTTGCTAATGGATTTACGTTTGCTACGTATAAATCATCGCGATCAGTTGCAGATAAACGCTTTTCAGCACGTATTACAGATCCGATACCACCACGATTTAAACCTGCGGGAGCGAACCATTCAGCACCTACAGCATCGTTAAATGCATACACACCTGCCATCACTACTGATGGTGGGCACCATACTGGACGGCCTAAATTAGCGCTTTGAACTTGAACCCATGGCCAATATCCAGCACCGTAATTTGAAGTTGAACCAGCTGCTGCTGAAATTGCATTTGCTTTAGTATCTCCGTAGGCAACTAAATCTTGTATTGCGAATGCATCGCCACGATCTTCTACTGTTGAAATTCCTGAACCATCAGAAACAGCAGCATTAGCACCTAAAAATAAACCTGGAGTTAATAATATATTAAAATCGTATTCGTCTTTATTTGTTAATAAATTTAATGCTGTTACGTATTCAGTATCAATAAATCCTTGAGAATCTGTTGCTGCAGTAGTAATAGCATCAAAGAATGAAGCTGTACGATTTGTTGCATTAATACCACCGGCAAAAGCACCTCCGATTGAACCAGAACCTATAGATGGTAATGAACCTGAATATATAGATGTTTTAAATACACCTTCGTTATCGAATGAATCAGCATGTAAAGTAGCAATTGAAGAAACACGAATATATTGAGAACCACCTGCAAATGATCCAGTTAATTGCACATAAGCGGCTTCAGCACCAACTGCGGCTACATATACTGGTTTCTCATCACCAATTTGGCGAGAAATAAAATTAGCTTGTTGTGGATCTAATGATAAATTAGACCATGTTTCTAATATGTTTTTATTTGAGTTAGTGTCATCACCTCTACGGACAATTAAAGTAAATATACCTTTTGTTAAATCAGTATTTGTTACTTCCCAACGAATATTATCTAAAGATCCAGAAACTAAAGCACCTGCTGAAGATATAGAACCTGAATTATTAGCTATGTTACCATAATTTTTAACTTCTAAAGTAAATGAAGCAGAAGATGCAACATTTGCTGTAGAACCAGAAAATGGAACATATGCTTGAGCGTATGTGTTATAAGCAGATCCAGAAATGATACGAGTTACTAATAATGAATTCCCTCCACCTGAGAAGTATTCCTTAGCAGCTAATGAAGTAAAATATTCGTAGTATTGGCTACCTGATTTAAAAGTTTCACCAAATTGAGATTGATATTCTGAATATGAGGTAACTGCTATAGGAACTAATGGGCGACCTTTAACCGTTGGTCCAACGATTGCGGCTCCGGTTACAATAGGTCCTCTTGAAACTAATGATTGATCACTTTCGCGAGCAAATACATTAGGTGATATAATTTTTTCTGCCATTGCTATTTAATGATTATAAATTTGGGTATTTCTACAATAAATATATAGACAGTGTATAAAAACGAAAGGCGAACTATGAAAGTTCGCCTGTTTCAAAATTTATAGTATTGTCCGGGTACGTTGATTTAAATTTATCTAATAAATCGTTTTCCTTTTGCTGTAGAGTTTTTAAACTAGAATAGAAATTAACTAATTCTGTTTTAACATTATCTAATTGTGATTGGATATTGTGTTCTGCTATAGATAATTCTCCAATTTGGTATGTTACTAATTGGAAATCTTTCTGTAGTTGTTGTACTTGCTCTAATTCTTCTTCGGTTATTTTTGTTGTTTTGATCATACTGGCCATTTGTTTTCGGGACATGCTTTTTCTACTGGTGAATATACTTTTCCTTTTAGTGGACATCCACATTTTCCACAATAATAGAAATCACCTACATCATTATACTTTCTAAAAGGACATTCATTACATACAGCAATACGCTGATCTGCTCTTTGTTGTTGTTCCTCCGATGGATTCAATGCTGCAATCCATGATTTGGTTATTTCTAAAAACTTATTCATTACTTTACTTCTTCAACTGATGGTTCATCAATTAAGTATTTGAATACTAGAACATAATTATCTTTTGTTTCGATTTTATCTAAATTAGATAATTGAATTTGAGGCAATTTAATGTCTTTTTCTTGATTTAATAACTCACCATATTCATCATTAAAAGCAATATATGCTGGATTAATGTCTTTGATTGGTTCGCCTTTGTCATCAACATTTTCAGTTTCGATAACCATTGATATACCTACATTACCGTTTTCGTCTTCAGTACCGTGTTTTTTGATTAGCTCGTCACGTAACGAATCAATTATTTTCTTTTCTCTACCTAAAGTATCAACTAAATTATTTAAATAATACTTAGTTATTACTGGTAATT